GTTGAGTACCACCAGTGGTTATCATCACAAGACGAACGTGTGCGCACGGCTCACGCCATGGTTGATGGCACCATCGTGCGCGTTGGCGACGTGTTTCCGTATGTTGGTGTCCATTATCCTCTTGAGTCAACGGGTGATCTTGGACAGATCATAAATTGTAGGTGTGTCACAATCTACGCAGAAGGGCCGGTATAGTATGAACGACAATGAAGCCAGACGTGGACCTGGAAGGCCGAGAAAAATTTACCCAACATCCGAAGGGACTACCAATGACAAAGCGCAAGAAGACGGCGCCAATGACATTCAAGCAGAAAGCGCGGGCGATACTGGCAAAGCTAAATCCGAAGCGCCAAAGCCTCTTCACCGCGGTCTCGTCTATACGTTTTCGCCTTACTTCAATGCGTGAAGCGAAGGAGAAACCCGATGCAGTGGCATGACGTTGGTATGCTCGTGGTGATATTGGTCCAGTCGTTTCTCATTGCCAATCTTGCACTCGCAAAGGGTAGAGATCAGCAGCGAGTGAGCGGCGGCGAATTACAGATGCGCGTGAATCTCGATACCGTTGAGGCAACGCGCAACATTGATGCACTGACGCGGCGTGTAGATGTGCTGACCCAAAAGGCCGCAATATACAACCAGGTAACAGAGGCCAACATTGCCAATTGAAGGCGTCAGCTCGGTGTCTGTTGTAATTCGCAATGCGGATAGGTATATTTATACTGAACCGATTCTGCGTATGATTAGGTGTCCTCACTGTAACGGAAGAATTCTTTCTGTTATCAGGAGCAAGGGCGCTATCATACAAACCAAGTGTCCACATCGGGAGTGTCTTAGAGAGATTCGTTTGACGATTTAGAACACACGAAAACATGGCGCAAGCCAACGAGGGGTTTATCTGGGTGCTTCCCATATAGGCCCCTTTTTTATTGTCAACAAGGAGCACACAATGGACAAGGAAACACTTCTCGCACTCTACGGCACAGAAGACGTTGAAGCAATCGGAAAGAGCAAGCAATCCGACAAGCAGACGCGCGTATACTCTGCCGTCCCTCCGTCGCGCGTGTCCATGAACCCCGATGAGTGCAAGAAGCTGTGTGCCAAAATCGGCAAGGAATATCTGCCCGGCTACGAGTCGCGCGTGCTGTCATATCAGACCACTAACGAGACGCCAGACCGATACGGTGACGTGGTGCGAGCGGCAGGTGCGCGCCTTGAAAGCTACCTGAAAAACCCTGTGGTGATGTTTTCACATCAGCACGACAACTATCCTGTCGGTTGCTCGCTGAGAATCAGCATCGACAAGAAGGCGAAAAACATTCCCGCGCAAGCGCTCTTCTTAGATGACCGCGTTGACACGTCGGGCCGCGCCGACCTGGTGTACAAGTTCGCTTCGAGCGGATTTATGCCGGCGTGCTCGATTGGCTTTATGCCCATCAAGTGCAATCGCCCCACATCGCAGGAAGAGCGGTCGCGCGTCGGACTCGGTGACTATGGTGTTGAGTATACGGAGTGGGACTACCTCGAATTCTCACCGTGTAGCATACCGGCGAATCCCGACGCCTTGCAGAACGCCCTGAAATCGTGCGACCTCAAAAGCGCCAACTTCGAGCAGAAGGACATTGACGCGCTTGTGTTGGCCGAGTGGTTCGAGGTAAACTTGCTCGATCATTTCGTTGAAACCATTCGCGGCAAGGTAGGTCGCACGTTTGTCATTCCGACTATTAAGACGGAACCAGAGACGCCCGCGGCGCCTGCTGTCGAGCCGCTGACCGAGGTCAATCCTGACACCGCTTCAGAAGACGATCCGCTTACTATTGGCACGACCAACGATAACAAAGTGACAATTCAGTCCCTTATTGTCAACGCTCCAATCGCATTCGATATGACGCCGATACTCGAAGCGGTCAAAGCCATCACCGAACCATTGACAAAGTTCATCGAACAAACGGAACTGCGGACCAATGCCATCATTGACCGCCTTGACCAAATGTCCGTGAAGCAGACTCCTCCCGCTAATCCCGGCGACGGAGCGAAGCAGATCAGTGACATTTACGAAAGGGTGATGAGTGAGGGTATCAACATCCGTGTAAAGCCGTGAATGTAACCATCAACAACGGAGAAGAAAATCATGGATCTCAAAGAACTGGAAGTAAAGCTCACTGAGCAGCGCGCGAGCATCGAGACGCAGCTCAACAAGTTTGCCGCCGAAACCGGCGACAAGGCAAAGGCAGAAGTCGCGGCCCTGAAGAGCGATCTCAATGAGATTGCCAAGACCGTCAACAGCGTGCAAGAGCAGCTTAAGGTTGCTTCCGCGCGTGAGGTGTCGGGTCTGCGCGATCAGAACAAGAAAACCCCCTTTGACTTCGGTATGGCTGTAGCTGCCATCTACAAAGAGAAGCAGGGCGCGATCAAGGCCGAAGCATGGAAGGACGCCGGACAAGAACTTGAGATGATTACTCAGGCTATCAAGCTCCGCAGTAATTATGCTGGCGACGGCACCTCGGGTGGGTATCTCATTCCTGACGAAGTAACATCGGAATTTGTGGACCTTGCTATGGCGCAAATGCCCATTGTCGAACTCGGTGCCAACGTGGTGCGCGGGCTCACGGGCGACCTTCCCATTCCGAAGAAGTCCAGCCGTTCGACCGCGTACATGGTCGGTGAGAATAGCAAGCCCACCGAGAGCCAGGTTGCCTACAGCTCGATCACGTTCCGCCCGAAGAAGGTCGGCGCGTTCACCAAGCAGAGCAACCGTCTTGTCTATCAGTCGCGTGGTGTCAGTGACAAGATCATCCGTGACGATCTTCAGTACGCGCTGAAGTACAAGATGGAGCAGCAGCTTCTCGCCGGTACTGGCGCCAACTACCAGGCCAAGGGATTGCTCAACACGACCGGGACCACAACGTCAAGTGTGTCACTGAGTGGCAACAGGTTCAAGATCGATCATGCCGCGCAGATGATTACTGACCTTGAGGTTGCCGATGAACTGAGCGCAGCCGGTGCAAACTGTGGTTTCCTCATGCACCCGCGCGTGAAGGCTGGTATGAAGCGTGAGCGTATCGCACAGTACAGCGGTCAGACCTCCGCCACTGGTGCACCGATCATGCCCATGAACCTGCTGATGACCGACGAACTGTTGAGCAACCAGCTCGGCTACAAGATCCGCTCCACGTCCATCGTGCCCAATGACGAGACCTCCGGTTCGTCCAGCACGTCTTCGCGCGTGATCTTCGGTAACTGGGGCATGTTCTGGATTCCCATGTGGCGCGACCTGATTCTCAAGGTGTCCGATGTGGCTGGTGATGGTAGCACGGGCTCGGCCCTGCTCGATGACCAGATCTACATTGTGATGTTTGCGGAATTCGATTGCGGCATTGTGCGTGAGAGCGCGTTCACACTGGCAAGCGGTGCATCCACGACAGAGAGCGAGTGGACAGCGTAAGTCGGTAGGTGACGGTAGTTGATAACAAGTAGGGCCGAAACAAAAATGAACAAGGAGAGAATATCATGGGTATCGGACGAGGGAAACTTATCGAGGATCTCAAGGTCCAGCAGGTAATCGCGGCTGGTCCGTTCACGGCAACATCGGTCAGCTTCGGTCGCGGGTCGATTGACACCAAGGGCTACGATGAGATGCTGCTCATTCTCAATGTGGGCGACGTCCTCAGCTCTTCGACGTTTAGCGCGAAGCTGTACGAGTGCGATCAGGATGTGTTTACCAGTGCCGTTCCTGTCACTGGCGGAACTCTGGTGTCAACCATGTCGTCCAGTGATGACATGACCATCAAGATCGGCAATGTTCTGACCAAGAACCACAAGCGGTACATGTGGGTTGGCGCTCAGGCCTCCGGGACTTTCGGGTCTAGCGGAACACAGAGCACCAACATCTCAGTGACTGCGGTCCTGGGTCGTGCCGACACCTGCCCCGTGGGCAATGTCGAGACCATTGACGTTGAGTAGTCGCGTACGGTGGTGGTGAGTGAATGAGGGGCAGGTAGAAATACCTGCCCCTATTACCATGGGAGTATACACATGGCACAGATGATGCTGTCAAGCTATGATAGGTTGCTTCGGTACTGCGTAGGGCAAGGTGCTACGGTGCTCACCAATAACGACATCAACAAGCGCGACCTGATGATGTGGCTTCCATCGGTCAGCGCTCAGATAGAGAAGTTTCTCAACCGATCATTGCATATCGAGAGTCGGACAGAGTATTTCGATGTGGACTACGAACGCAAGGAATACTATCCTAAGGCAAATCCGATTATCACATTGACATCCGTATACTCTGATGCTGGCGGTGAGTGGGATGGTTCCGAGGCCGAGATTTCAGATTGCTACATTGGCAGAGATGGCAACTCGGTTGTGCTGCCGAACGCTGAACCGTTCATAGCCAAGAAAGGTCTGCGGATAATCTACACCGGGGGGCTGGCCACAACGGCGACACGCTCGGTATACGCTATCAGTGGATCTGCGGGGACGTGGACGGCTGGACAATATGTCTTCGGCGGCACGTCGTATGCGGTTGGCAAAGTGGTATCGGCCACGGCTACGGTGCTCACGGCTGATGTGCTGTATGGCGTGTTCGAGGCTGGCGAAGCGCTGACCGAGTACACAACCGAGGCGGGAGCAACGGCAGGGGACGCGACCGCTACGCTCGCCAGCGTGACCACTGCCGCGCTCTGTGAATCATACCCCGACATAGTGACCGCGTGTGAGATTCAGGTGCGCCACATGTGGGCAAACAAGACGCGGCTCGATGTGTCCAGCGTGAGCAAGGACGGCGGAGTCCAGCGTATTGGCGCACAGTGGCAGTCTTCGGTGATGGGTCCACCCCCGCCAATTGTCAATGACGCCTACAATCTACTCATGCCATATCGCCGGGTGGTTGGCCTGATATGATTCAGATGTCTCTCAGTGATACGCGGAAGATGATGGACGGACTACGCGCAAAGGTGAAGGATTTTAATGTGCGTGCGCGTCAAGGCCTGTTCGTTGGAATGGAAGAATTCAAGGGCACGATACAGCGCGACCAGATGAGCGGAAGGAAGTTCGCGGACTTCGGACTCAAGGCACCTACCGGAACACTGCGCCGGTCGTGGAGAACGTCGAAGCGCCAATATGGCGAATATGACTTCGTTGTCAAGCTGGCTACTGACACCAAGTACGCGCGCATACACCAATACGGTGGTACAATCAGACATCCCGGCGGAACGCCATACTGGATGCGGCCCACGGGTATGACGTTCACGTTCTGCCCACTGTCAAAGGGCAAGTTGGCCAATGGTGGATACGATAAAATCGCGTCGCGCGTGAGGCTGACCAAGCCACACAACATCAAGATCCCGAAGCGCTTGCACATCATAGAAGAGTATCGCGAGACGGGCAAAGACATCATTATGGCCAGCATTCATCGCCATGTGGCGGGATACAAGGGTCGCACTGGAATAATCGTCATGGACTAATTTTCCCATTACGCGAATGCTGACAGTGAATTATATTTAGCACATAACAGGAGGGCCAACCTGCATGAGACGCATTATATCGTTCTCGGTATGGGGCGACCAGCACGCCTACACGGCTGGAGCCGTCGAAAACGCAAAGCTCGCTCCCCGCATCTACCCCGGCTGGACCACCCGATTCTACTGTGACACCCAAGTACCTGATGACGTAATCAAGGCGCTGAAAGACTACGGCGGCGAAGTCATCCGCAAGCCGAGGTCCGATGATTTCATGGGCCTCTATTGGCGTTTTGAGGCGGTCTACGACTCGCCCGATGTGGAGCGGATGATAGTGAGGGATACGGACTCCCGCCTCAATATGCGCGAAGCTGACGCGGTGCAGGAGTGGATTGAGAGCGACCTACCATTCCACATCATGCGCGACAATCCGGCGCACAATATCGCTATCCTTGGCGGCATGTGGGGTGCCAAGGCATTCATCATCCCAGAATGGCAGCGGCTCCAGCAGGAATGGATCGCCAAGATCAAACCCGATGCCGCCAACCCGCGCGGCAAGTTTCACGGCACAGACCAACATTTCCTATGTAAGATCATTTGGAAGTACGTCAAGTCGTGTCACATCGCCCACGATGACATTTTCAAGTTCGGCGGCAATGAGCAACCATTTCGCGTCAAGCTCAAGCGCGATGGCTACGTTGGCATGATCTACAGTGACAAGGACGCCGATAGATGTGAGGCGGAGTCAACAATCATACCACGAACTATTTGCTGCGTGGAAAGAAGACATTGAACAAGTAATCAGAGATGAGGACAGATGACCGCAACCCGCATCGACCGCTTGTGCCTGATGGTGCCAACCTATGGACGTAGCAAGACATCACTACCCGCGTTTATCAATTCGGCTATCGAGAAGGTGAGCAATATCAAGAACATTTGTTTCTCGTTTTGCGTGAACGTGAAGGACACCGAGACGCGGGAATACCTGGCCAACTACGACTGGCCGCACGGCTGTGAATGGGAAATCATCGACGAGAACCGCATGCAGCCGCACCTTGCCATCTACTTCAATCTCATGTACGACAACACCAGGTTCAATGGCTACAATGTAGCGGTGTCAATGCTCGGTGATGACATGACTTTCGAGACGCAAGACTATGACCTGCTCATTATGAAAGACATCAACAACTACAACGGCTATGGCGTGTTTTGGGTGGATGATGACTACATAGCGCACGAGACGCTATGTGTCAATCTGTTTGTAACGCGCAAGATGGTTGAAGCTACGCGCAAGCCATTTATGTGCGTCGAAGATAGCATGGTCACAAGCGCCAACATGATAGACGTGATATGGTATCTTATCGGAACCATAACCCACACGGCACACTACAACCGAGACGTGATTATCAAACACCGGCATTCTACTGCGGCACCGGTTGACGAGTGGGATAATACCTTCATGAGGCTGCGACCGCTGCAAGTGCTGGCCGATGATAAGGCGAACATGAAGAAGGGCAGGATCTACGCCAACAACATTGCGCGGCGATTGGTTGCGCAGGGAATTGGTAACTACTGATAATTGATAGTCTTAATATAGAATGGATCGATGCTCCTTCTGTGTGGGGATTGGAGTGGTAATGAAAATGGTATTATCAATCTTGATCTGCACCATCGAAGAGCGACGGGAGAAACTCACCGCGCTATGCTTGGAATTGAACCGGCAAATCATTGAGTGCGGTGCGTTGTGTAGTGTCGAAGTATTGGCAGAGTGCGACAACCGAGAAATGCCAACGGGCCACAAACGCAACGTCCTCATGGAACGCGCGACCGGAGAATATATCGCGTATTTCGATGACGATGACGAACCAGAGCGCGACTACGTGGAGAGTATTCTCAGGGCCATTGAGACGCGTCCCGATTGTGTTGGCATAGAGGGCATGATCGTTTTCAAGGGCAACACTCACGCCAAGTTCATTCACTCTATACAGTGCGACGGATGGTATACGGGACGGCATGAATTCTTCCGCACGCCGAACCATCTGAACCCGGTTAAGCGTTCGCTCGCGCTGCAAGCGAAGTTCCCCGACGACCTTTGGCAAGCCGAGGACAAAGCATACTCCGACAAGCTACGGCCATTGCTCAAGACGGAAGTTTACATTGACCACCCCATCTATATCTATTGGTCAAGGACAAGGCTCTAATGGACATCTTTGCAATCGACCAACACATAAGCGTGGTCGCAGACCTCAAGAAGATATTCGGCGACTTCGGGCACCATGTAAGTGACGTTTGCATGTCTGGCCATGCTGCCGTCATGGGCCGCAGTCGCCAAAGCATGCCCATGCTGGACGGTGACGGGTGGTGCGGATTCGATGAGCGCAAAGACTGGATAAAGTTTTACAACACCTACGGACGTCAGCTTGAGAAGTTCGATGCGTTCCTTGCTTGCTACCCGCCAATCTTCGCCATGCTCTACCGATGTACCGGGAAGCCTGTTATCATCGACATCCCTATACGCTACGAATACGGTGTCAACAACAGCGCGGAGCGGTGGGAGCGGTGGAATGATTTCTTGCGCGAAGGCGTTGATGCCGGCAGGGTATACCTTGTGGCAAACAGTGAATACGACAAGCGGTATACCGAGGCGTTTCTCGGCAAGTCATGCGTCACGCACATCCCCAACCTATGCGAGTATACAGGCGCGCAGTACAAGCCCACCGATGAGAGGGTGCTTTACTATTCCACGGTGCCCATCAAAGATCTGGGGCCGCTCTACGCGCGCAAGCATGACACATTGGCTTTCGGTCATAGCTGGCAGGATGTGGCGTCATTCCGGTGCATTGTCCACTTTCCGTATCAAGTTAGCACTATGTCAATCTTTGAGCAGTATACGAGCAATATCCCGCTTCTGTTTCCCACGAAGCGATTTCTCCTTGAGTTATACCAGAGCGGATACCCGGTACTTGAACAGGTATCTTGGAATGCCACGTATAAGCAAGATCCTGGTTCAAAGATTGCGCCCATTGGTGACTACCCAGACCCCAACGACTACGCGGATCTTGAAAGCATTGCATATTGGCTGCAATTCGCGGACTTCTACAATGCCGAGTGGATGCAGAACCTCATCTACTTCGATTCGTTTGCTGACCTTGACCGCAAGGTTACCGAGACTGATTTCGAGCTGGTGTCCGACAACATGAAACTTGAGAATGCATTCCGTAAAGATATGGTATACGCGAAGTGGAATAAAATACTCATGGAGGTAGGGATCACACTATGACCATTCTACGATCAATTGGAGAGCGCCAGCAGACAGACAAGGCATTGCCTATATGCTTTGGAAAATCGTATCTCGACATTTACGAGAAATACTTTGAACCCATTCGCGATACGGTGAGCAATGTGCTTGAATTCGGCGTAGCTGCCGGCGGATCATTGCGCACATGGGAAGAGTATTTTCCCAATGCGTACATCTTCGGTGTAGATGTGAACCCAGAAGCGCAGATACGCAACACGTCGCGCACGAGCATATTGACATGTAGTCAGGATGACGCCGAGCAGCTTCACATGATGGCAACCGATTTCGATATCATCATCGACGATGGTTCGCACATAAACGAGCTGACGGTTGAATCATTTCAGATAATGTTTCCTCATGTTGTTCCGGGTGGATACTACATCATTGAGGATATGGGCCTGACCCATGATACCGATGTGGCGGCTGACACGGTGCGCGGTGGATGGCCGGGGATGCAGTACAATCGCAGTGGATTGAATCTCATCAACAAGCGGTCACAGATTGACGCCATGCTAAATCCGCTTATTGCCGACATGGATAGGGACAAAGGCGAGATTGAATTCATGCACTTCTGGTCGAAAACCCTCATCATAAAGAAGAGAGTATGAAGCGAATTCTACTCATCCAAGAGGCTGGCCGCAATCCGCAGAACGCCGACTACAAGGAAGCGCAGAACTTCAAGCGCGCATTCGGTAGAATTGGCGTTGATGCTACGGTGTGGGGCAAGGGGTATGACAACCAGCAACACCCATTCGATTCTGTGGTATTGTCCATTAAGCCAGACGCCATACTCGTACTTGAGAACTACGATGACGGATGGATGCCCGATCTATCGCAGTACAAGCAACCGAAATTATTCTGGTCGGTGGACTCCCACAAATGTCTTGACGCGCATATCGCTTTCTGCAAGCAACAGAAGATTGACATTGTGCTGTGCGCCGTATACCCCCACGTTGAAGCGTTCAAGGTTGAAGCGTTCAAGATCGCAGGATTCGATGCGCGATTCTTCCCGAATGCGTTCCCCGCTGACAAGACAAGCAAGCATTGGACACAGCAAAAGAAATACGGATTTGGCTTCTGTGGATGTTACGGAAACAGAAAAAAATGGATTGACGTTTTAGACTACCACATCAACAATGGTGGGCGCAGCGGAAGTTCTTTCCATAGCGACATCTTTGTTCTTGGTGATGCCATGGTTGAAGCCATCAACAACTATCATGTACACTGGAATCGTAATGAGTCAATAGACATCAACGCCCGCACCTTTGAAACGCTCGGATGTGGCACTTGTTTGCTGACAAATCGGACGGCTGGCATAGACGAGACGGGGCTCGTTGACGGAAAACACTACGTATCTTACACGGGTGAAGAGGATTGTCTTTCAACGATCCTTTATCTCATTAACAACATCCACATAGCCGACCGTATCGCCATCGCTGGAATGGAGTACGCCAACGCGCATCACACCTACGACAACCGCGCACAATCAATAATAGAAATGGTGGACAGAATATGAAGCCCAAGATTTCATTTATGATGCTGCTATTCAACGGACTCACTACGCTTCCGGAGGGAATGCTCAAGGCCGCATTCGACCAGGTGAAGGATGTTGCCCACGAGATATACGTGGTGGAAGGTGCGACCGAGTTAGCTCGGTTTCAGAGCGACACCGGGCGCTCTACCGATGGCACCGTTGACTTCATACATGACTTGATGCGCAACGATAAGCGCATTAAGCTGATTCAACACAAAGGCCATTGGAAAGACAAGAACCACATGGTGCGCGCGACAAATACGCTATTCACCGGTGACTACGTGTGGCAGCTTGACAGTGACGAGATATACCACGAAAACGACATCCCGCGTATCGTGGACATGCTCGAAACACGCAAGCCCTTCGAGGTAGACTTTTTCTCCTATGTGTTCTGGGGTGGGTATACGGATTGCGTTACAGAGAGGTCCGGGCGAACGTGGACCAACGAGAAACCGAAGCGGCGTATCTTCCTGAATAAACCCGGCCATTCGTTTTGGATGTCGCATAACCCGCCGTGGTACTGTTATGATGAGGTTATCGAATGCGCGGATCAGGAAAGCAATATCAGTCGAGAGGAAATGCTTTCGCTCGGTATCAAGATTCACCACTACTCCTATGTTACCCGGCAACAAGCGGCATTCAAAACACAATACTACGGCAAGTCATTCGACTACCTCAAAGCGTGGGACCGATGGCAGATTGACAAGACCACGAAGCTCGTTATGGGATCAACGACAGAGCCATTCGCATTGAGCAACCATCCCAAAATTATCAAGGGCTTAATCGGTGCCAAATAGTCTTGGATTCAAGCGCGCTCTGGTGCTATGTCCACATGCCGATGACGGTGAATTGTGGTGCGGTGGGACCATGGCACGTATGGCTGATAATGGGTGCCATGTTCGATACGTTGCGCTGTCCGCGCCGCGCCTTGCTGATGGGAAGATCGACGCCACCACCTATGCACAGCTATCCTCGGCAACGTCGATACTCGGAGTGAGCAGACTCACAACATGGGACTTTGAGGCGCGTAAGTTCTCCGATAAGCGTCAACAGATCCTCGACAGTATCATATCCATAGACGAGGATACTAACCCGGATGTTGTATTGATTCCGTCACTACATGACATCCACCAAGACCATGCGGTTGTGGCGAGTGAGGCGCTGCGGGCGTTCCGAGATTGCACCATACTCAGCTATGAGACGGTACGCAATGACCTATCATTTAATCATGCCATGATCGTGCAATTGTCGCGCGAACAACTGGACAAGAAGATCGCCGCAATAGCACAGTACAAGAACCAGTCCTTCCGTCCATACTTCACTTCCGATTTCGTATATTCACTTGCGCGCGTGCGCGGTACTCAGATAGGCGTTGATTTTGCCGAAGCATTCGAGGTGATAAAATGGATCGTGAAACAGTAGCCAAAATCAAGTCGGTGCGCATACAGATTAGCAATCTGTGCAACATGTCTGAGCAGCATGTGAAGTGCCCGGCTCACTACGTCGATGATGACAAGTGCCGAAGTATGCCGAGTAGAACGGTGAGCAAGATACTACAGGATCTCGCAGACATTGGTTTCACTGGCAACGTAGGCTTTCACACATACAACGACCCGCTCGTTGACCCTCGACTATTCTCATTTATCGACTGGTCGCGCGTGACGCTTCCGAAGTCCGATGTTGTGATCTATACCAATGGCGAATACCTCACAGACATTATTGTTGCCGAACTAATTGAGAAGCGTGTGCGTATCATCGTGAGCACGTATACACAACACACGGCTGACTTGTGTAGGCGCTTTGGGCTTGAGACTTGCTCTGAGGGTTTCGATGATAGGCTGAATGGATACGCGCGCGCGCAGTCGGAGTATCGACACCCGTGCTATGCGCCATTGAGTCAACTGATAATAGACGTTGATGGAAATGTCAATTTGTGCTGTTTTGATTGGGCATCGAGTGTTTGCTTCGGTGATGTCAACAAGTCAACCATAAAAGAGATTCTTGCGCATAGCCAAATGACCATGACCTATGACCGGCTGAAGGTCGGCATTCGCGATTTTGATATATGCAAACGATGCGCAACGAGTAGATAATATGTGGATGACAAAAGAAGAAGAGCAATTTCTCCGCGACCATATCAAGCCAACGTATTCCGTATTGGAGTGGGGGTCTGGAGAGTCTACAATTCAGCTTGCAGAGATCGCAGACCACGTTGTCAGCATTGAGCATAATCCATCTTGGGTTAGAAAAATATCTGTTGACATATCACCTAAGATAGATTTGATATGTTGTCCATCGTCAACGCCCTACGATAAAGATCGAGATGGTGACGGCAATATCAGCCAGTTTCTTGAGTATGTAATTGCCCCGCTTCGTCTCAAGCGAGCATTCGACATTATCCTGATAGACGGTCGCGCGCGAGCGTCGTGCGCGCTCGTGTGCCCGCTCATATCGCACGAGTGCACGCGCGTATTCATCCACGACTATGGCCTGTCGATATCTTGCCGTCAGTCATACGCTCAAGCGTCATACTCTCTCGACTTTGTTAAGTCTGTGGGCTTGCTGGCCATGTTTACACCCAAGAGAACCCTGATATGCGCGTCCAAGATCTGATGGGACCGATACACCTGTACGCGGGCGACGTTCCCGAGGGTCGCCCGTATCACGCGCCAGTGGTGGGGTTGTCTCTCAGCTACGACAATGACCGACACATACTCCACGACATCCGAAACACGCTGCCCTTCGACAATGAGACGGTGCACAGCTATCAATCCGAGTCCGTCATGGAGTATATCGACTGGTGGCTATGGCCAAAGATCATATCTGAGGCGCACAGAGTGCTCGTCAGTGGGGGTATTTTCCGGCTGTCCGTCCCAGACTACCAGGCTGACGTGCTATGCGCCAGGTGCCAGTATAACGAGTCTGGCGCAGTATGCTATGATCCGGGTGGTGGCGTAGATGTGCGGTGGTTCCCAACCGTTGAACCTGTTTTGTGGTTGTGTAATCAAAGCGACTTCCGATACTACGATGGATACATCACTCTCATGCACGGCATATACGCGGATGGGCATGTTACCATGAAGGACATAGACTACTCGATGGGATACATCAAGCGAACGCCTGACCACGATCCGCGCGCACAGAACCCGCGCCGTGTGCTGTCGCTTGTCGTAGACATGGTGAAGGCATGATGGACTTCGCCGTCAACCAGAACTGCGGCCAGATGACCACGGCAGAGCGTGAACTGCTATACAACACCGTGGTGGGGTGCCGCCCGGCTATCGCGTTTGAGGTGGGCACCTGGGAGGGCGGGGGCAGCACATACTTCATATCTGGGGCGCTTGTGGACAACAACTATGGCATTCTCTACACGATAGAGCGGGATCTGGTTGCGCACCAAAGAGCGAAAGATAATTTTTTCCTATGGCCGCAGCATGCGCAACATAGTATATTATTCAATGGGGAAAGCCAAATCATTTTCCCGCCTATTTTGCGGTCACTTGGACAGGCAGACTTCGTGTTTCTTGATGGCGAGAACGACCCGGAATCGACGGTCAGAGATTATCAGATGTTTCTTCCGTACATGTTTGCAGGGTCGATGCTCGCGTGTCATGACTGGACGGCTCCAAAGATGGAGCGATTGAAACGGATTGTAGGGAGCGCGTTCAAGCAAGTTGACGCCGTAGATTCCCTGGTCACATTCGAGAGGCGCGTTATACAGTAACCAGATAACAGTCCAAATCCTTGAGGGGTCTATACGGGTGCTTCCCGAATAGACCCCTTTTTTATTTCACTCCAAGAAAGGGCCGGAGATGAAACCCATCCACAAAACGCTTGCGCTCAACATGATAGTCGGCGCAAACGATGGCGATTTGCTCAATCGCTTATTGTCAAGTTTCGACTGTCGGGGATTCTATGACGAGATAGTGATAGTCTGCACGACCAAGGATCAGCGCGTCAACGAGATTGCCCACTGCTTCACAGACAAAGTATTCACCCGTTCGTGGACTTCCGAGAGATACCCACATGGCGACTTCGCCGGTGCGCGTCAACAAGCACTTGACAACACGACTACTGACTATGTGATGTGGCTTGATAGTGATGACATGTTGGAGTGCAAGGTGCTTGACGGCAACTTGTCAAAAGCCCTTGAGAATACGCGCACGTTCCTCGATAGGTTCAGCTTCGATTGCTACCTGATGAAATACGTCACAGAGCGAGACGTCAATGGCGCCGAGATCATGGCGCTATTCAGAGAACGGATATGGAAGCGCTCAACAATGGCGAAATGGGAGCACCCGTGCCACGAACAGTTGACGCTTATGAATCACCACAAGATACTCCCTCTTGCGGGAATCAACATCGACCACCAGCCAGTGAAGACGATGGGCGCTGGCATGACTCGTAACCTCAAGATACTCGAACACGAGTATAGGAACCACAGAACACGCCACAGCGCTTATTACTTCGCGCGGGATCTTATCGTAGCTGGACGGCAGGAAGAAGCGGTTCCGATCTTGTGCGAAATCGTTGATAAGTACAATGGTGACAACACCTACATCTATGAAGCGTGCATGGACCTCGCCAAGATATACCTGTATGACAAGATGCAAGCTGGCAATATCAGCCGCGTCAAGTACGAGACTGCCGACATTGCAGAACAGTATCTTAGGGTAGCCGTCGAAGTGAGCAACAGGAACGCAGAGCCGTACGTGTACATCGGTGATATGTGGCAGGCGAACGGATTGAGTGACGAAGCCGTCACCGCATACAAGACTGCTATGGGCAAGGACTACGGACAGGGGACTATTCAGCAAGCTGCATATTACGAACCGCTCCCGGCTTCAAGACTGTCGAAAATTTACCATGACAAAGGCGAGATCGAGCAAGCGATATGGTACAACCATCTTGCGCTGAGTCATTTCAAAAATGACGTATCGCTGATTGGTGACAGACGCAAGTACGCGAACGAGTTTCTTGATGTTGTCAAACAAGAGGCAATGGCGACATGAACGCACTCGCCGAAGGTTTCCTGTTCGCAGCAGCCGCTTCGCAGCAGCAATGCTGCGCACTAATTTCTAAGTCGTACACGCGCAACGTACTGAAAAACGATATCGACCGGGTGTCGATCTGGGAATCTGAGGAGCGCATATATGAGGGTTGGAACGGCACTGAACCGCACCTACAGGACTGGAAAGAGAATTTCGATGTCTGTCCAAACAGAGACGGGATTCATCACGGATGCGCGGTGTCTGTTGATCGTTTACTTCGCGCGTTGATTGATATCGAAGAGTCAACGAAGAAGCCTGTCACCGAAGTGGGTCACTCGCAGGGTGGCGCGCACGCGCACGTGTCAGCGTACTACAAGCGACGGCAGGCGCACATGCGCAGCGCGGGGCCGATCTGTTACGGCGGCTCACCGTGGGCCATGGACGAGTATTGCGTGCCCTCCGGCGTGCGTGTGACGTGTGGGCGTGATCCGGTGCCGTGTGACCGGCTGGCGTGGTTGCCGTTCTTCCGCAGGATTAAGCGACTCCCGCGCATCCATTTGGTTGGGTGCCCTGGTGCTCGGAAGCTGTGCGTGTTGGACCATGACTATATCGTATACGCGCGGGGGATCGCGCGTTTTTCGGCGAACATCGGAGACGTCGAGGGCGAGCGGAAGATGTATGAGCTGATGGGAGTCTGCAATCAGCAGTGGCGCACGCTCGAACAGATATAACCAGGGAGGTAAATGTGGCAAACGATCCGAAGAAAAATGCGTCGAAAGGTATCTCGGTCGTGTTGATCGTGGCCGGGGTTGGATTTTTGCTCCTGCTCATCGATCATTGGATGCCGATGCCCGCCGAGATCCGTGTCGCGGCAATCGCGGCATTGTCGGGAGCGCTGTATGCCGGTGTTGACGCACTCAAGCATTCAGGGGATGACGCATGAACGCACCGTCAATCGGAATGCGCGGCTTGTTTATCGAGGAGATCCGGCAGTGCATCGGGCGTCCTTACTCGTGGGGTAAGCAGACAATCGAAACTGGCTTCGATTGCTCAGGGCTGGTGGTCGCGTGCATGAACCATGCCGGGATTACGGTTCCCGACTTGAATGCGCAAGGGCTGTACGAGCAGTTCAAAAGCAAGCCGGTATATCCTTCGATCACTGATGCCGGGCAACTGGTGTTCTATGGCCATTCGCCTTCGACTATCACCCATGTCATGGTCGTACTTGACGTGTGGCGTATTGACAAAGCCGTGCTCGTGGGCGCGCGAGGGGGCGACTCGTACACGCGCACTATAGATGACGCCTGGCAGCAGAAAGCTTTTGTGGACGCGGTACTTAGCAATTATTGGTACAGCAACAGGGTTGCAATCGTGGACCCGTGGAGATAACAACGTGGCACAACAACAGGAAGAGGTAGCTATGGCACCACGACAACCGCATCATGACCACGTGCGCGAGGACGATCCGGTAATTACGGAAGCACAGTATGCCGATGAAATGGGCTTGTGTCGCAGTCATCAACTACTCGTCTTGCAGATAGACGCGATAAACGCGAAACTCGATACGGTGATCGAGGCTCAATCCAAAATGATGACGGCACTACTCGGAGACATGGTGAAAGACGAGACCGGGCTGATTCCGTGGCGTCGTGGTGTTGACAAGAAGATCAAAGAAGTGTACCGGATCGCGGCGGTAGTTGGCGGCGGGTTGATCGTATTCGCGGGGACGTGGCTCTGGAATCTGTTGACACATCAAGCAACAATCATGGTGGGCAAATGAAGACTACCGGATACAGAGAAGACCTGCGTGGCTGGCAGATGGACAACGGGCAGATCCTGTCGATGCCACCCGAGG